TGGTAAAATCAGTGCCGTTAAATTGGTTACCATACATGGCCGGTATATCAGTAACCTGTTCAGCCATAGCTGGTGCACTAGGTAATACCACGTTACCCATTTCAACCTGTAAATCATCCCGGCTATTTAATCCGGCGTATTCAAAATCATCTCGTTGTAAGGTCACGATTTAACCTCCTTATTTTAATTATGTAAAAAGGGCGCCCGTTTAAGGACTACCCTTTGATTGACTGGGATATTAGTACCCCATCATCTGTGAGTATTGTGAAGCTGTCTTATTGTCAGATTTAACGGCATTAACCACGTCTGACTTAGCAATAACGGCTTGTACATTACCCATGTTAGCTAGAATAGCTGACAAGGTGCTGACTACTTTCTTGAGCTCCTCAATACTTTCACTGTTAGTAGACGCAACCTGACTACCATTATTGCCATTAACAATCTGGTTAGCCTGTGTGATTAGCTGGTTAGCCCGTGATTTGTTAGTCAATGGCAAGACCATTTCAGGCTTGTTATGTTCAGCGACCTCAATCAACTGGTTAGTGTTGATGATGCCACCATTCTCAAACCGCTTATGACCTTGTGGGCCACTATGAAGCCAGTCGTACTTGGCATGACCCCAAATTGAGGTATTACCAGTGGCATTAAGATAGTCAGAGTTGTTTAAGAATGCCAACACTTGGTCAAAACTCGACCTGAAATTGTGATGACCCGGATATGCAAACGCATCAAAGGTTGTCTTAGTAAACTGCAATGGGCCACCGGCTGGGTTACCACTAGCAGAGTTAACATCTGAGATAGTTTGCATGATATTGCGGTTACCAGTTTCACTGTCGGCAGTCTTGATAATAGCTGATTGCATCTTAGACCAGTATTCACGAGGAACCTTAGTCATTCTAAGTGCTTCGTTAATCATGCTGTGAGTGATAGCACCACCCTCAATTGAGCCACTACCGTCATCGCCAAACATGTCACCTAGCTTGCTGATAAACTTCCAGAAACCACCACCAACTTGCTTCTTAATGGTGCCTAACAGGCCACTAGACTTAGAAGACTTATCAGAACTAGAACTATCGCTAAGTCCGGGTACTCGTCCATAACCAGCAAACGAACCATAGCCACCGCCATGCACTTTACTGATACCCATGCCATCATGTTCATTTTCAGCGGAATACATCTTCCCACCACCGATATAAACACCGACATGCTCACTACCACCGGGGCCAAAGAATGCTAGGTCACCCGGTTTAGGATTGCTGACATGCTTAGATGCCTTATATTGCTCACCTGACGTACGTGGGAAACTAATGCCCATCTTTTTTAGCGTGTACTCAACTAAACCGGAACAGTCAAACGCACTAGGCCCAGCGGCACCCCAAACATACTTGTTGGTACTACCATACTTCTCCATAGCTTTGACTAAGCTAGAATTGGAACCAGTGCCACTACCTAGGCTGTCATTAACGCCACCCCATAAGGTTGACCACCACGTCTTAGCTTGCTTCTCAACGCCGTTAAATAGGCCGTGACCAATGTTGCTCATGACACCGCTAATGCCCTTAGAAGACCAGCTAAACAGGTTTTCTAGCGACTTAATTGGGTGAGCGATAATGTTGGTGGCAGTCTTAAAGAACTTCTCTAGTCCATTGACCTTTTTACCAACCCAGCTAGTGACACCTGAAATACTACTAGTGACACTGTTTAAAATATCACCAAAGAAGCCAGTACCTTTGGCGTACTTAGTCACGCCTTGCATACTCATTAACATGGCTGTCTCACTAGCATTCAACACCTCAGTGCCAGCTGGTAGCATCATCTTAGTGTTACGGCCTTGTACAATGCCTGAATCGCCATTAGGTAGCATGACCATTTCTTTGTTGCCAGTTTGTGGGCTATCATTACCATCATTTAACATTGCCATAGTAGGGTGTGTAATTGGGTTACGTGACCCACTAAACATACCAGTACCTTCGGCAAAATGAACATGGCTTAAATCAGCAATAGTCTTCTTCTTACCGCCAAACGTATGAATAACACTGTCAACCGCATTAATCCCACCGTTGATAAGGTCGATAACATCGTTCATGCCATCTCTAGCAAACTTCTTTAGGTCTTTCCATAGGCCTTTAAATATGTTACGAACGCCAGTACCTAAACTAGACCAGCCACCCTTAAATTTACCTTTAAAGGTTGACAGCCAGCTACCCATTGACTTACCAAATACTCTAGTATGGCTCAGGTCTTTATTCCAGTAACTATGCAAGTTAGACCGCATCTTGTTCCAATGGCTATTCCAACTATGCGACCAGCTCTTCTTCCAGCCAACCCATTTGGAGCCCATGCTACCAAAAAAATTCTTAGTATGCTTATATGAGCCATTCCATGCACTATGCAAGCCAGATTTTGTACTATTCCAGTGTTTTGACCAGCTCTTCTTAAAGCTAGACTTCCAACCGTTCCACTTCTTGCCGACACTGCTAAAGAACTCTCTAGTGTGCTTCAATGAGCCATTCCATGCACTCTTTAAACTCTTACCCATGTTTGACCAGTGCTTGTTCCAACTCTTCTTAAAGCCAGTTTTAAATTTGTCAAATTTCTTTCTAATGTTTTTGACGGTACGCCCAACTGTTTTAACAGCCTTAGACCCCCATTTTAGCAAGCCTTTGCCAAAGTTAACTACCGCTTTAAACGTCTTGTTAACCCATTCGCGGAATGGTTTAATATGCTTGTAAGCCTCATAGAATGCTACACCTAAAGCAACTACTGCTGTCACGACTAGGCCGATTGGGTTAAGTAGTAACAACCTGCCCAATGATAGAAATGATTTACCTAGTATTTTAATACCAGCACCTAGCACACTGAATGCCTTAGAAGCACCCTTATAAGCAATCTTAGCCGTCCACTTCAGGCCCTTACCAATCTTGCCACCGACTGATTTAGTGTGTTTCCACATACTGCTAAGTGCACCTTTGGCCTTGGTGGTTGTTACCCTAGCAGCCATCTTTAACCGGCGACCCATTCCAGCCCCTGAACGCTTGACAAAACTTGCAAACTTGGTTAGCTCACGCTTACCCTCAGCTCCATCAACCTTTGGTTTGAACACAATTCGGCTAAGCTTACCACCTAGGCTCTTGGTTAGGTCTAATCCACTGAAAGCTAGCTTTAATGCAGATATACCCTTACTTGCTACAAAGGCACTAGAAGCTAACCCCGCGAATACTTTAGGGTGTTTCTCAGCAAATCCACCAACAATCTTCAATATTGGTTCAATGTCCTTGAGAGATTGTACGAACACGTTAAAAGATGTCTTAGAAGCAGTTTTCATTGAGCCAAAGAATGACTTTATTTCTTTTTTATGAGCAACAATATTAGCGCCAACTTTATCAATGCCTTTAGCTAGGTTAGCCAACATTTTATTGAGGCTATCACCAACATTAAAGTTTTTACCAGCAAACGCTTTAGTTATGTCATTAATCTGCAAGGCTAGTGCATTGCCAACATCTTTAAACTCAGATTTAGTATTTTTATTGCCAATCCACTTGGTAAACTGGCCCATTAATGGGGACTTCATATTGGCAATTGGCTTGTAAACGGCGTCTAATAGCGCCGGCATTTGAGTCTTGATTGACCGTTCCATACCGGGTATGGTCTTCATCAAGTTTTCTGATGCTTTGGCATACTTACCACCAAGTGAGTTCATGACTTCCTCAGCGTCTTTAGCACTAATCTTACCGGCACTCATCTGGTCACGTAGGGTTGACATGGTTAACTTGCTATTATGTTGTTGCTTCTTTTCAAACTCCAACATCTTTTCAGCGTACATTGGCAATTGGTCGTTAATCATGTTAAAGTCACCAAGTTGCATCTTGCCACTTGATAGCATATGAGTGAAGTTAGTGCCTAATCTAGTAACATTTTCATCACTTAGGTTAAGCGTATCACCCAACGTTAATATGGACTTAGTTAATTCTTTAGTTCGTGGTGCATTATCAAACACATGGTAAAATGACTGGTTAAGTTCATCAACCACATTAATGTTCTGGTTGAAGGCCGAGGCTAACTCATTACCAATGCCGACCATTTGTTTACCTTTTCCGTTTGAACCAGTTAAAGTAGTCCATGTGGCCGTCATTGTACGTTGCTTGTTATCGTATTCTGTTACAGCACTAGTAAGTTCGCCAAAGGATGCCGTTATACTTGATAAAGCGTTGGTAATCCCATTAGCAACTAAGTGGGCGCCTAATATGGTACCAAATAAATGAGATGTCTTCTTAGCCTTGTCATCAACGGAATCTAGCTTAGACCGTACACCTGACATAAAGCCATGTGGTTCTTTTTCCATCGCCTTAACTAGTTCTCTTTGACTAGTCTTAGCTTTAGCCATGGCTGTGGCGGTCTCATTAACACGTACTTGCTGGCGTTTATAAGCGTCACTAGTAGCACCACTAGCCGTCCTAATCCGTTCCAGTTCGCTAGTTTGAGCCTTATACTGAGCCTCCATGTTAGAATAGGCCTGTTTTAAACCACCTAATTTAGCCTTGTTAGCTTCGGCTGACCTGCCCTCGGCTTCTAGGCGCTTCACATAGGACTCACTTAAAGCTGTACTCTGTTTATAGCCCCTTTGTAGGTCTGCTAAGCCTGAATTGTAATACTGTAGTTTAGATTTGGCCCGGTCTAGCTGACCACCCATACTGTCATATGACCGACTAGCCTTGCTAATCTGGTCAGATAGCTTTAGATAGGCTTCTTCACCGTCTTTAGTGTCCCGATTTAGTCCAGATTGACGTTTCTTTAACTCATCAATTTTAGACTTCTGCATGTCCATTGATTTAGCTAAGCCGTCTACCCTAGCTGCTGTGGCCTTTTGATAATCACCTGCTGACTTTAAGGCTGTTTCTTGAGCCTTCCAACCACTAGTGTTGGCTTTAACCTCGGCTGTTAATTGTTTGAGTGATTTGACAGCCTCAGCACTATCTAAGCCAACCTTACTGGTCATCTCTCGGCCTACTACTTTTTTAGCCATTTATTTTACCTCCTCTAATTTATCTGCTTAGGCACAAGCGCTTATATACCGTATGTCTGGTTGATAGCCTCTAGTGGGTCAACTAACTCAGCACGGTCTTCCTTCTTACGAGCGTTCAAAGTTGCCATCATACTAAAAAAAGAGCTATCATCGAAATCTTTCGGTGATAACCCCTCGGTTAGTAGTTGTTGAGCTAGCAGGTTGAAGTCTTCCTGTTGGTTTTTCAACTTTAGGACTTCCTTTTTAAGCTCACTGTTACGCTTGTGCCGGCTTATTTTGACGACTTAGCATCTTCGATAGTTTTACGTTGCTTCTGTTCTGACAGCTTAATGTCAGCGTCTGAGATACCATTTAACCGCATGATTAGGTAACCAACACCTTCACCAAACTTATCAATTGAGACGGTATCATTAATAGTCTCAATCTGCTTGTCAGTGTATCCCATGACCCGTTGTACAAAGTCTGCCATTTCTTCCTGCAATTCAAGACCGTTTTTCATTGCGTCTAGTTCAGTAACTTCTTTTTCAGTGTCCTGTGACTCCAGCATACCGATTTGAACTTTTGTAGCTAATCTAATGATATTGTTAGTTGGCGTTACATCTGCTGTCTTGTTGATTTTAAAGTAGTTTTTAGCATTAATTTTCATAGTTATTTGTACCCCTTTATTTAAATTTGTATGTATTAAAAAGGCCACCCATTAAGGGAAGCCTTTAGATGTTACTAGTGACCAGTTGTCGTAGTGGTTGTACCGCTTGTTGACTTAGTGTAGCCACCAAATACTTCGGCATAAAGCTTGTCCAAATCAAACTTGTCATCATTAGACTTGGCAATCATATATGGTTGTTGAACACCATTTGCTGCTAAGAAGATGTTAGGCTTTAACGGCGTTAAGACAGTACCATTTAAAACTGTTGAGTAATCAGCTTCACTGTTGGTATCGGTGCTGTTGTTAGATGCTTCTTCGACAAATTCGATATTGTTAAAGCATTCATAAATCGAGATGTCGCCATCTAGTGATTGAGATTCGGCGATCATCGCAACATGTGGCTTAGGTAGCTGACGAACCCAGGCACCTGTATTGGTGTTTTGTGTGAACCCCTTTAGCATCTGGTTAATCTTGAAGTCCAAATCTAAGGCGGTTAAAGCCAGCGTAGGCATAGACTTACCGTAGGCCGTCCGTTTGACCTGGCCATTGCCCCAGCCGGGAGTTCCAGCCGCTTCAATAGCAGTCACGTTGATTTGGCTAAAGCCTTCACCTTGATGGTCAGCAACGTAGATACCATCAGTCGATAAACCTTTATCAGCGTCTTTAATTAAGTCGCCGTTATCGTCTAGCAAAGCAAAAGTTGCTTTGACAATGTTGTGTTTTGACATTTATAAATCTCTCCTTTAAATCATTTCATTTTTAGTTACGTAAATTGTTTTGGTTACTTGGTTGGTATCCGGGTCAGTTGTGTGATGCTGACTAGGTACAATCAACCAGCCGGCAGCTTTAATACTTTTCATCAAAGCTATCTCAGCTTCCAATGGGTTAAAGTTATCGGATAGGTCAACCTTGTAGAAGATTTGAATTTCAACACCCATGGCTAGACCTTTAAACGTGTTGTTTGCAAGATAGGCCGGGCTTGAATCGTTCTCTTGCAATAGCATGACTGTAATATCAGTGTTGTCTAAATCTTCGTTAGGTATCTCATTAAGGTAGACTTTATCTAGCCACGTTAAATTGAGGGAATCAACTAGGCTGGCTACCTGTGATACTGGTAATAACACTAGTCATCGCTCCCCTTCTTGTATTCATCTAGCATGGCGCTAAAAACATCATCTTGGCTGTCGGCTAGGTTATCATCAACAAAGTGGTCAGCCTTAATGTGCTTGGTACCATCGTTTAACCTCATGGCATTCATATCATGGTACTTATTAGTCCAGCCTACAATCGAGCTACCATCATGTTCACCGTCTATATCATTGCTGTTATAGCTTATGTTGTCAGCCATGTGTCCGTACTTTTCATCTTTATGTTTTGAATAGTGTTTCTTTCTCGTGACCTCGGTTAAGTTATCAGCTAACTTCTTAGCACCGGCTTTGGTTATTCGCTCCTGTTCAGCCTCGTTAGGGACTAGCTTGTGAACGTCTTTAAGCCAACTTTCTAGTTGGTCGGCCATATCATCTTTTGCCATAGCTAAGCCCCCTTAGTAACTAGCTTGAGTGTCAGGTAGTCGTAGGCTAGATAGCCGTTTGAATCGTCCATACTGTCGTTAACTACACTGTATAGGTTGCCTTGATACTGGCATTTAATCCCCTCTTTAACGGTACTGTTATGACGTATGACGACCACTACTTCATCTAGTTGCTCGGCTGTTAATTGGTAGCTAGAGGCGATTGAACGGGTATAAGGGGCACACCATAAACTGGCTGTTACTATAAAGGTCTGCTTACTAGTGCCATTAATAGGGTTCTGAACAGTCTTAGTCGTGCCTATTTTAAGCTTACGGTTAAAGCTGGCCGGTGTAAGTTTGTTTAATGCCATCTAATCAGCCCCCTTGGTTAAGCAGACTGAATTAAGGTGGTCGACCATTAGAATGACTGCTTTAGGTTGGCCTATTGATAGGTTACGGTCATAATACATGGCCTGACACAGCGTGATGATAGCCCGATTATAAAGGGGGTTATCAACAATGTCAGGGTAAATGGCTAGTTCAATCGAGTCATCTATAATAGCTTGAGACCCATTTAATAGGGCTGTGACAGTGGCTAGCTCTTCGTCAGTCTGGTCAATATGCAACTCATCACACACCTGCTTAGCTAGCGTTTCATCAATTGTGATTAACATAACCCCCTTTAATTAGCCGCCCCATTGGTATTGTGTATTTAAATGGCGACTAGATTAGACTATTTAGCTGTTGTAGTAGTTGTAGTAGTTGGTGCTACTGTTGTTGTAGTAGTCGTACTATTTGGCGCTACTCGCAAAGTTTAAAGTTAAGAACTTACCAGCGTCTGCATCTGCAACAATTGTATCTTCACGAACGATTAATTGAAGTTGTTCGCCGTATACGTAGTCATCAGTCCACTTAACACGCAAGTCTTTAAAGTCGGCAACCGTCACAAATGAATGAACAGAGCCAACAAAGGCTACTTGGTCTCCATCTTTGGCACCTAAACGCTTGTCTTCAACAACATATACGGGTGCACCTAAGATAGCCTTACCAGTAGCACTAGCAATGTCATCTTGTAATAGGTAGCGTCCTTCATTGTCCTTTAACGTGTCTAAGGCGTCATAACCTGATTTTGAAATGACGACAACCCGATTAGAATACTTGTAAGTGTCGTTATAAGCCTTCTTGAAGTCGTCAAATGAGGTTACTGTTGAGGCAGTAGCGGTCTTTAAAACTGCAGCAATATCAGCATTCAAAGTATTGTCATGAATTTGGGTAGCGTAGTCACCAATTAATTGTTCAATTTGAACGTTGGAATCAGCATCATCCAGCAATTCTTGGGACACTGGGATAGCACCACGGTAGGTCTTCAACTTGTAGTCAACACCTGATAAAGCCATCTTAGCCAATTGTGGGTTTTCGGCTAATTCTGCGGCCGTTGCTAGGGTTGTATCAGTAGCTGAAAGTACAGGTAACGTACCAGCTGGTGCATTAACACTAATGTGGTTAGCTAAGCCTACTAATTCGTTGGTGTTAGCTGGCTTTTCAACTGCTTTTAAAACTGCATGTGGTAAAGCTACACCATTTGAGCCAGTGGTTGTGCCATCGGCAACTGTTAAATCACGCTTAGTTAAATAGTTGACAAAGTTATCTCGTTCTAAATCCTTGCCCGTCTTTGGTTTAATTTGCTTCATTGTTCCATCTCTCTTTTCAAGTTTAGTTTTGTCTGAATCTTGTTCTAATTCTGAATCATCGCTAGAATCATCATCACCTGAGTCATCTGAGCTGTCATCTGAATCATCATCTCTGATTTGTTCGTTTGCTGGTTGGTCAGCTGGTTTAGCCATTGACTTAATAGCTTTTACCACTTGGGCTACTAACTCAGGTGATACTACTGCTTCGTCACTAGCTGGTTTAGTAGCTTGGCTTTCCTTAGCTGGTGCTTGTGATTGTGTAGCATCACTAGATTGGCTTCCAGCGTCACTAGCCGGTGCATCTGAAACAGGTGCTTGGCTAGCTTGGTCTTTTTTATCTTCTGCCATTGTTTGGTCTCCTTTATCATTGTTATTGTTGCTTCCACTACTTTCACTGTTGCTAGTAGCAATCTTGTCTAGGCTACGCTGTACCATCAATGAGGTTTCGGTATAGGCCGGTAAACTAGTGATACTAATCTCTGCTATAACGCCAATTTGATTAATTGTGTGTACCTGTACGCCATTTTCAACGCTCCATGAATCATCATCAATTGTGAATCCAAACGACATGCCTTTAAGGTTGCCATTTAAGATGTCGGTATAAACGTCATGCCCTAATTGGGTGTCTGGCAAAGTAGCGGTAAAGTCTAAGCCATTATCGGTGAGGTCTAATTGTAAGGTGCCTGCATCGGTACGGGCTAGAATGTTGCCAAAGTTGTGAGAATAAAGCAGTTTAACATCTGATAGGTCGACCCCATTAAAGGCTTGGTCACTAATGACTTCGACAAATGGCATTGGACTAGATGGTTGATTGAATACTACAGCCATACCCGAGATGATATGTTGCACATTGCCATCATTATCCTGTACGTCACGAGTTTTGAAGCTAGCTGGTAATGAACGGACATCAATTTGGTTGCTGTTCTTGGTTTCCTGTAATGTCATCTTGACTGATTAACCCCTTTCTAATTAAAATTGATAGTGCCTGACTAGGTGTGAATACTGGGTTCTTACCTGCATTTAATTTGTCTATCATGGCTATTGTTTGTGAACCATCTACATCGGTGCTGTCCCTAATGTTCAACTTTAAGTCTGGCAAGTGTAGCTTGAATGCTAGTTCGCTGATTAGTGGGTTGATATATCGGTTCAATGAACTGGCATAGAACGCCATAATCTGCTGACTATTGCTTTGTGCGTCTGCTGTATCACGGTTTAGATAGCTAGATGGTACTCCAAACGCCTCAGCTACCCTATCTGCTCCCCAATCAATGCTATTAAGGAACTTAGCCACGTCAGAATTAATCTGAATGGTGGATACGCTAGCTGATTGGTCAACGACCATCACTTTACCTGCGTTGCTTCCACTGTTAGCTTGTACAAACGCATCTCGTATAGCATTTTTAGCTTCTGAAGTCAGTTGAGCATCTGGCACACTGATTACAGCACTAGGATTAATCGCATTGGCAATGGTTGATAAGGTTAAACGGTTAGCATTGTCAGTAACAGCGATTGAATCGGTTAGGCTTTGTAACGGGCTAGTTCCAACAAATAAATCATCGTTAGTTACTTCCCCAGTCGGCATTAGCTTAACGTGTACCATTTCTGAATTGTCAGCTAGGACTGTCCCACGCTTGTCACCAAAGCTTATTTCGTAGGATACTGAGCTATTGTCGTCAGCTAGCTGGATGGTTACACAACTAGTTGGTACTTGTTCCAGCCATTGTGCAATACCGTCCTGCGAGTGAATTAACAAATAGCTATTACCCGTTAACAGCAATTGAATAACGCTAGACTGCCAAAACGAGTAGCCATTTATCAAATTAGACGGCTGTTTTAACAGGTCTTCATACATCCCGGCATTTTGAAAGTTGAAAGATGCAATGTCCGAGCTGATTAAATTAAGCATGCTAAATATATCCACGTTTTTGAGTGCTTTATCAGCGTTTATAAAGCCTTGTGGCACTATCTTTCCGCCAACACTAGCAAAACTAGGCATGTATGACTGACTAGGAATGTACTTAGTTCGTGTCTGCAAACTAAATGGGTTTAAAATACTCATTTAATTACCTCCTTTCATTCTGTTTTTCCCTGTTTAGGACTTAAAATGTAGCCAATTACAATTAAGCTAAACCCTAAAATGAGCCATCCTAGTTGTATGGCTACTAAAAAGGCCGCTATCACAATTGATAACAGGCCTAAACAGACTAGTATAAAGGGCATTAACGCCCATACTAGCTTCAAAATATCATTAAATTTCATCTTTATACCTCTTTCACTGGTGCTAGAAGCCAAAATTATTGATAAAGTAGTCTGATACGTCCTCATTTGACTTCCCTTTGAATGGGTGCTTACTAGTTCCCTCTGGTTCATTCCTGTTAGGGTCGGTATACCAGTACTGGCTTTCTGATAGGGCATCTATAATAGCGTCCACACAGTCTATTTTCTGACTCTTAGCATATTTGTCTATCTTGATACCAGCATTGGTCGGCCATACAATAGCGTTGCTTAAACTAGCCGTTAAAATAGGGTCATCATTGAATGTGATTAGGCCACGTATAAACATCTTATCTAGCAACCTAGTTGGTTGGTCTAGTGATGAGACCTTTTGAGCCAAACTTATAAATGGTATCTCTTGATTGGCCGCTTCTAACATGTCAATCAACACCCGAGCTGTCCAAGCGTCATACACAAATGCTTTAACATTTAAATTGTGCTGTTCAACGTACTCGTTAAAGTATGTGGATATCTTATCATCGTCTATAAAGCCGTCTTCATTATGGCTGATACTAGCAAACCCTCTATCATGGGCTAGTTGGTAATTTATACCGTCTCTTTTGCTCTTAATCGAGATTGAGCCTTGACTATGAGCGGTTGGTACAAAACTATGTTGTATGATATGCACCTTTTGCTTGCCATCGTCAAAATAAGGGAATAGGAAAGCTAGTGAGCTATCATCGTCTAGGTGTGACAAGTCTAGGCCTACATATACGTCCCTGTTATCAATACTAAATGGGACATCTGATATGGCCTTGTTAATATCGTCAAGTTCGAGAAACTTAGACTGGCTCACTTTAAGCCACATGTTTAAATTCCTGTTTTGGAACCACGTTAATCTTCCTGATTGTTCCTGTCGGTTTTTTTCAGCGTTTAGACCAGCCATTAATCTGTCGTGCATACTAGATAAATCTAGTAATGGGTTTGATTTAACCCACAATTCAGGCTTACTAGTTTCGTCAAGGCTATCTTGCTCCCAACATAGGAATAGTTGGTCATCTGATTGCCTGCTATTGTCCTCTGATACAGCCTTAGACAGTCGCTTATAATCGCTATACATCGGCACGTTTGAGTTCTCGTAGGCTGAACTAGTTGCAATAATCTGCTTGTTAAATTGGTGCACGTTACCTGATGACATACGGCTTATAACGCCATCTGAGTAGGCTGGGTCACCGTATTCATCTAAGACTGATAAAGTAGCATGTAAGCTATCAAACTTACCTGAGCCGGCTGTTAATCTGAGTATCTGAGACTTGTTGCTGAATGACTGAATTAAATCAGCACTAGCTGCTATGTCTTGCTCATCTATCAGCCTTTTAAATGGCTCTAAGTTTTGACCTAGATAATCCAATGTTGATGATAAGTACCGCATTCCTTTTTTAGAAATCTTGTCATTTGTCCCAACGTAACAATAATCTAGGTTCTTTTTACCTTGGTTCTCTATTAGGTAAGCGTATGTTAGTAAAATGTTGACTAGGTAGGTCTTACCATTAGTCCGACCTATTGACAGGTAGACATACGTGAATCTCTTTTCACCAGTCTTACTACGCCAGCCATTAATTAGGGCCAGTATTGCGTCCTGCCATAGTAACAGCGGTGTAGGTATGCCACTTTCAACGTCTGGACATAGCTTGCTAAACTTGATAATTGACCGAACGGCCTTTAAATCATACTTGTATGGGAAGCTATCTAGTTGGCTTCTCTTTAGGTCGTTTAAATGTCGGAACATGCCTAGCATAATCTTGCGACCTGCTATCTGTTTACCACTAAGCACTTTGATAGCATACTTAGTTGCGGGGTCTTTATAGGTTGCTTTAATGTCATCCCAATAGCCGGCTTTATCTAGCTTGGCATATTCTAAATCGGGCTCAACGCCGGTCTTATTAAAGTCGAACTCTTTTATGTCAGTCTTACTAGAAGTCAACATTATCACCCCCGTTGAGAAGGTCGGCCATTGACTGTTCTTTATCAGTTGGCTTTGGTAGCTTTGATAACTCGGCTCTTGACTGAGGGCTTAATCCCAACTGCTGGCCTAGCATGTTCAACTTAGCTGTAGCATCACTTAGTGTCTTAGTAGCTGGGTTACTTTTGTATCCTTCAAAATGATGCTCATTAATCACTTCACCAGTTGGGGTCATAATGACTTTAAATAGTGCATATTGAATGCCATTCTCTTTGATATCCTCATAGGCTTCCCTCAACAGCTGGTAGTTAAAGCAGTATGACTCAACTAGTGCTCTATCAGATTCCTCTAACTGGTCACCAATTAATGGCATCAATCTAGTCCACATTGAACGACCGGTTGCCTTAAGGTACTTAGGTGGCGTTTGATTAATCTCGTTGCCATTTATTGCCATATGTTGGCCTGACCTCCTTTCATCTGATTGGTATGTATGTCCATTGAATGCTTGCCCTAGTAAGCTTCACATTAAACTGGTCAATTTAAGCTAGTTGCTTTATATGCCCCCTATTTGTGCCTAATTTTAGGCTGGAACCGTCTAGGAATGCCTTTAAATCAACCTTTAGGTAGCCTACCTAGGTACCCCCCTATAAAAATATTTCAAATTAGCACGCATAAGACGGCGAGTTCCGTATGGTGGTTGCTCTTCCCCTAGAACGTTGGCGGGGGGCTTTTTGCATAGTACAGATTATAAATGTCTGCTTATAACTAGGTCACGTAAATTAGTTATAGCTAAATGGCTTTCTTTAAATTCAAAATTTAAAATGCTGTTAAATCAAGCTTTCAATGGGGTCAATATAGGGCAATCATTTTATCTACTTCTTTCACTGTTGGGATGAGCAAAGTTGGCTTTTAACAGGTCAAATTAAGGGAATTTCCTTTAAATTAGGCAAAATAAAAGGCCATCTAGGTTGATTGGTCCTAAATGGTCTCTCTTACTATTGTGTTAATCTTGGCCTAGTATCTCTTTCATCTTAGCTTGGTTTTTGAATAGTGCTATCATGTCCTCAGTTAGGCTTCGACACTCGTCTTCTCTATCTGATTTAGCTAAGTCACCTAAAGTAAACTTGTCAATGCTAGCTTGTTTAAAGTCGCCGTTAACAACAATCACTTTAGTTGGGTCTAGTTGAGGGTTGAACTTAATGAAGTCCTGCTTAGCTCGCTTCATGATAGCTTCGTCAATCCAGCCTGATAATACCCAGTAGCCGTCTGTCGTATGTGATATTTCCATTCTACTTACCTGCTTTCTTTTTAGTTTGTCTGTTAAACCTGTCTAGGTTATTCATCTCACAGCCTAGTACATAGTAGTAAGCTAACACGTTGCCAAGTAGGATTAAGACAGCTAGGAAGATACATGCCCATATTGACAGCTCTAGTAACAGACCTATAACTGGTCCGCTTAATAGTGGCACCATACTAGTCATCCACAATAGACCTGTTACAACTAGCATTCTAAATAGCCAGTGTGCTGTGACTAATAGGTTTCCGATAAACTTGCCTAGTGTGGCTGCTTCATATTGGTTTAGCTTATCCATTTATCTGCCACCTTCCGTATTACGCTACTTGATTGCTCATTACCCTTGTGTGTATCACTAACCAGCGCTCTAATACCATCCTGTAATACTTGCCTGTTAAGTTGGTTGGCTTCATGGATAGCCTTAATGTCTGCCTGTGTTATTAGCGGTGGGTACTTAGTTGTCATCTAATCTTCTCCTTGATTGCTTTGACCCACCAGCTCTTGCTGATATGGGCTAGCTTGTTGTTACCATTAGGCTGGCCTTTAATGGACTCTTCCAGCCTAGTTTTGATTGCATGACATTCTGGACATAATAGCCATAGGTTAGTTTGACTTAATGACTGCTCTTTAGTGCCAACCTTATAGGCAACAATGTGGTCAACATAGCCTCTTTTGCCATCTAGTCCGATTGCCCTACCACAGCACTCACATACTCCCATAGCCTTTGAGAATGCTAGTTCTCTTGCTTTGTGCCATTGTGTCGAATGATAGAACGAGTTAGCCTGTGGGTCACGTGTCACAGCATTATAATGTGCCATATGAGCATTGGCTAGTTGCTTACCCTTTACGGTTGATTTAGCTTTATCCCGCTGCTTTATATAGCTTTGTTTCCTCTGTAAGTCGGCTGCTTGATGAGTTGGGCAAAAGTCTGTTCCCTGTTTGACTAGCTTTGTACATCCTCTTGCATTGCAATGCTTTAGTTTGATTGTGCTTCACCGGCTTCCTTAATGGCCTGATTGCTTGTATTTATCCAGTCCTGCGATTTATTCTGTTGACTGATGCACTCTCTTATAAAGGCATATTGGTCGGCCTTACTAGCTTGTTCAAATGCTCTTACAATAGTTCCTTGATAGCGGACTTCACTAGTTGAAAGCAGTTCGTTGGTCAACTTTATGTGGCTGCCAATCCAATCCTGCACACATCCCTCTCGTGTTCCATTGATAATGGCGTCTAACTCGTTTAAAGCATTGAGCACATATAGCTGACGTTGTCTAGCTTTGTCTGTTACTAGGCTGAACTTTGACCTGTGTTTAGCTACATATGATTGGCAATTGCGTAGCTTTCTGTTGAATTGCTTGTTGGTCAATCTCATTTGAGCCATTGTTTCAGTCTTGCCATATCTAAGCAATAAATCGACAAATAGTCGGCTTGATTTGGTTGCGAACTGTTGAACCACTTTAGCCAGCTGATATTCGGTTATGTCTTCAACTTTATCGCCGTTTGCTAGTTTGATAACGCCTGTTTCAATTTCAGCCAGTTGGCCGTGATATTCATGTTCAGCCTGCTTTCCCATTGCTCGATAATGCTTGCTAACAACGTCTTTTGCTGCATACGTGATTTTCCAATTCAGATTTGGGTCTTTATCATCTAACAAGCTAGCTAACTCGTCATTGCTGTACTTTGACAGCCTATGTTCAGCTAATTCAGTGCATAGTAGTTCACGTGCATCTAGGTCGCTGATAACTAGTCGATTAGCGATGTTATGAGTGTTTGTTTCAAAAGTTCGGCTAGCAATGATTCGGTTTAAGTTGTTTTGATTAATCATTAGTTTATATTCGCCTCGTTAGAATGGTAAGTCGTTGTCAGTGACGGTAACATCTTGACTAGTTGCAATCGGATAGGCTGAGTTAACCTGCAATTGAACAACTAGTTTGCCATATGTTGAGCCATCGTCTTTAACGTAGCTATTCAATCGACCAACTAGCATCATCTTTGCATTAGGCTTGATAAACTCAGTTGCTGTATTGTAGGCAACAAATGGAATGTTGGCGTATAGTGGTGAGCCAGTTCGCTTGTCTTTGCCTTTGTAGATGCCAACAACTCCTAGTTTTGAAACAACCCCGTCTTTGTTAGCCTGTTTAGTTACGTTTTTCATGATTCGTCCTGTTACTGTTACTTGATTAATGTCCATTTTATTTAATCTTCCTTTCGATTCTCTTTAAGTCGTTTTTTACGTCATTCAGTTTTTCTGACATTTCCGTGTTCTCAAATAGTTGCCACACTAGCAGTATGCTGATAAATACTAGTAAACCGTTCATATTAGGCTGCCACCTTTCTAGTTTCTGCTTTGCTAGTCCGCTTAAACGCTATTCCGTCTTTTGTACGACCGCCGTGGGCTAGATGTGACTGTACACAGCCGGTTGATACACCTAGGATAGTCGCCATCTCACTAATTGACCGAGCCGACATTATGACCATTCCGTCTCTGTCAATTGCCAAACAACTATGTCTGATTAATGCTAGGCGATGAGCTGACCTTAGATTTTCAGCATGTGTACACCTTCGTAAATTTTGTATCGAATTGTTTCCTCTAGCAGCATCAATGTGGTCAACGTCTGTCAGCACTTTCCGTTCTTCCTCACTAATTGGCATAAATGTATCCATGATTATCTGATGAACATATCTGCTCTTACCGGCAATTGTGACATTCAGATAACCTAGCTTGGTTTTGCCGGGTTTTAAAATCCGGCCTGTTCTATCATTCCTAATTCGGCCCAGTGTTGATGCACTATATCCTTCATATGGGCTAGTTCTCCAAATTTCTGCTTCTACTATTTTATTTGTGTTCTTCATAATTTTTCTCTTCCTATCTATTTGTTATTTTTATGTACTTGTCTCAATCAACTCTATAAGTACACATTACAGGAAAACAGCTTGTTTCTGATTTATAGCTAGAGGCTATTCCTGTCCTTTCCTTACACTTTATAATCTAAGGATGACTCCGATAAATTTATGAAAATTGGGCAATATTGGTAAATTCTAATTAAATTCTAATGTTATTTAGGCAATAAAAAAGACCTAGCCGGTTAAGACTAGGTCAATTGATACTATTCTGTTTTATTTGATGAATGATTTATCAAAGAGAACTTTAGTCTGACTATTTAAACTATCTGGCAACTTCACATAGTCACGTACTTTGCTAGCTGGTTCAAATGCTATACCCTGTGCATCTAGCCAGCCGATAACGTCTAGTGCTTGTAATGTTTGACGATAATATCTAGCGTTAGTCGGTTGTTCATAGCCTTTCGGTGCACGTGCTGGTTTAAAATAAGGCTGAATCTCATCTAGTGTTAGCACTTTATTCAGTCTAACATCGGTTGCTAATTTAATCATTTGATTGACGGTTGGTCCAATAATCTGCCAGTTATTTAGGTTTTGATAGACCCTCTCAGCGGTGTTATAGTCGTATTGGCAAGCAATTGTCAAATATGATAGGTTGACCGTTGCAGACATCTTCCTATTTAGATACTCAGCGTGATAACTGGTAGCGTCTGATAGGTCAGCAATTGCGTAAACTGGTACTAGACCTTGATAGCCGGCTTTATCTTGACGAGCTTTAATGAGGGCCATTTTAGTCTTCTTGGCATACTTGTTTAGGTGTTTCCAATCTAGCGGCTGAACTAGACCTGATAATGCTAGCATACGCATTAGATACCTAATGTTGTGCTCATTAAATTTTCTTTGAAAGGCTTTAGGTGATTGACTAAAGATATAATGTGTGGTACATTCTAATGTGTAAATAGAGTTATCAATATACTGATTAGATTGATTAGCAAGTGTCAACTTGTAGATTGTCTTAAGCACTGTTGATAGACCTTTAATGTTACGCAATGGAGTCGAGAGGCTAGTCCCTTTTCCATTGTCCTTAACAAGTTCGATGTTACTTAGAATATAGTTTTGCATAATTTATAATACCTCAACTTTAATGTTATTTATAGACCTGGTTTGCAGACCAAGTCTATTTGTGTTATTCAACTTTATAAATACATATTACCACCAATTAAGAAAACTGTTTAATTTTGCTAGTAATTATTTTCTTCTATCTCTTTCACTTATAATGTAGCAAGGTCAAGGCTTTAAGACTCAGTTTTCAAGAATTACTTTAAATCTTAATGTTTTCTTAATATCTTAAAAAGAATTTTGTGGAAACTACAATTTGATAAGTGACAATGCTAAATCAGTTTTCCACAGCATTTTTGAACGGCAAAACGTTGTTATACCAACGATTGTAGCATGCTGAAACACATTGCTGGAGGCGTTCTTTTATTAGTCTTAGTACGCCTCCAGGCGGGATAAGACGTAGGTCTTAAACCCCTACTAGATTGGGCTTTCAGCCAACCTAGAAGGTGTGAGAAAAACACTATACTGAATAAGCTAGTGGGTTTGACACTATGCGTTAGCAAGGTTTTGATTTGTCATTCGTCATTAGACAATGACAGGCTCTCCAGCGAGCTGTCGCTGGTGCACTGATTGGTTTTTATCAGGGCATAGCATTTGACTTGATGAAGTGGTTTGTCTTCATCCACCTAGCCTATACTAGCCTATCAACTAAAGTCAAAACCATAAAGTCAAAACCATTTCCGTCTCTAAGAGACGCACTTCGTTTCAGAGTCGTGAGACTGCATCTCACTGATGCCTGTTAAACCATCAAGATGGTATTAACAGATACAAACACATTGATTAAAATGGATAGAGTCAAAACCATAGGGTCAAAACCTTAGGGTCAAATGCGTAGAGTCAAAACCATTTCCGTTTCTAGGAAACGCGCTTACGCTTTAAAGTCGCTAGACTACACCTAGCACGTGTGCTGTCAGCTTTCAGCTGATAGCGGTAGAGCGTTATACATTGTTGTTTGATTGCTCTAGGTTACTCATCTAGCTTAATCAACTAGGTTATCCATCTAGCTTATCCATCTAGGTTATTCATTAGTTTCAACCAACTAGACTGTTCTAGGTTGTTTTGCTAGGTTGTTAGTTCTACTCATTAGTTTCAACCAACTAGGTTATTCTATACTGTCATTTCTAGATTGCCACATTAGGTTGTTCAAAAGGTCGTACAGACCACTAAATTCAATGGTTGGTTAAACACCTTAATTGTCAACGCGTTGTTCTCCCCTCTTATTCAGCCTAGTGTGTTTGAACACCCCTAATACGTCCTGTGAGCCATTCTGGTTTATTGTGGCATAATTATACTCAGCCTAAGCTAGAATGCTCGTACGAGCCAGCATGAGCGTCACTTTCTATCTTTGCCACCTAAAATTGGCTGATTGACTAGTTGCCACCTCTTTACACACTCTAATATAAGTAAGTTTGACAAAATGTTTCAGCCTAGCCATGGTACCCCTATTTCAGCCAGACTAGCAGGTTAACACAGCCTAGAGTATGCCTGAGAGCCATTTAGGGGGCCTGTGAGACGTTCTAGGGGTATCCTAGTATAATTGGCAGGCTAAATTAAAAGCCCCCTAAAGCCACCTATTTAAGCAGGGGAGTTTAGCAGGCCTGTTAAGTGACACCGACTAGTTGTAATTATTTTTGATAGGTGGTTTAATAGATTTATCAGAAGCTTTGGGGCGATGGCTGTTTTTACTCGAAAGGCGGTGGTGCGTATGCAATATACTGTGCCTATACTAGGAAAGGTTTCCAGCCATGCTAGCTTGGTGTTGGTTTGGATTAGCGGTCGCAAGATTCGCTTACCAAATCTATCAAGATTCCAGAAACAAATAAAAAATATCGCCCATAAACTGACCAAAGTTTTAACGGGGCGACATTTAATTAATGTTGTTTAGTTTATAAGCCATTGCTTCAAGGCTTTTGTAAGGGTTCAGTGCTCGAACACTGAACCCTTTTCTTAGTATCAATATTATAACCCTAATATTGCTTTGTCAATTATAATATCGTTTTCATCAATAATAATTGTTGTTTAACAAGATTGCTAGAACAGTAAGCTAATAGCCCACATAACTATCCAGCTAGTCAACATAATCCCACCAAACGTGCCCCAGTTTAAGAATAAGCTGGCTACAAATAGCCAAAAGACTAGTTTACGCAACCCTTTGAGGTCGTCATAGCTAAATGCTGATTGACCACTAGCTTTACGGGCATTAGACCTGTCAACATGCTGATTGTGATGGTAAATCTTAAAGCCGGCCGCAATTTTAACTAAATCCTTGAACATTTTACATTATCTCTCTTCTTTATCATCCTCGTTTAAAGGCTCCGTGTCAGTGTCATACAGCCCTTGGATGAAGTCCTCAAACTTTTTATCGGCCAACATTTGTGCTTCTTTCTTTTTATCTTCTTCATTCATGCGTTAGCCTCCTATTTATCTCTCTACTATTAATAGTATAACGATTCCGTCTAAATTGTGTTTTTAGCTAGCTATTCCTACTTTTCAGCTTTACGTCTCTTGTTTCTAGTGTGCTAACCTGTAAGTCAAATTCACGTTGTTCATTCGTAGACAGCTGCTCATAGAATGACTGAATGGCAGTATCAACGGATAGTCGCTGATTTTCAGCGTATCCAATCATTGCCATCGCTTGAAGTTTGTTCCTAGTGTGGTTGCTAATTTTTAAATTGGTGTCAAATGTTACTGAGCTGACTGCTTTATTGTCACTAGCACTTTTGTCAAAATCTGATGCTTTAGCTTGCTTAGTTGGCTTGGGAATGGCAGTTGCTTTGTTTCTGTTAGACCGAATAAGAGAGTTAGCCATGTTCAATTACCTCAATTCGTTTTAATAGTTCATCAGTTACATCTTTATAAACTGCAAATACACGTTTATCAAACTTTGATTTGAATGTAATTCCTGTAATCCCGTACCGCTTTAAACGCTGCATTGAGTGAATTCTAGTTTTAAATAAGTTCTCTTCACCAAATTCCGAGATTGCATTAGCTACCGTTGCTTCATCAACTGGTGCTCCCGCTTGCAGTAAGACAGCTAGGATTCCAACTAACTCAAGTCTTGGTGCTTGATACTCGTCAATGACTTCTTCTTGAATGTATTTGATAAAGGCCTCAGCACCTTCAAAACTATGTTCATGTGTCTGCATAACAATAAGACAATAGTCCGAAGCATATAGTGCGCTGTCGGTTATTAAACTAATTGTCGGCGGTATGTCAATGATTACATAGTCATATTTAGCTTTTAGAGGCGTTAAAAGCCTATCAAATTCTTTCACCCTATCATTGTAATTATGGAGCTTTTCCATGTATCTCGGATATAACGAGAAGTCAGGTGCTGATGCTAGCAAGTCCAAATTATCTTTGATATTGATGATTGAGCTATCTAGATTGCCATCTTCTACACTAGACATTAAAGTCTTGTCGAAGTGCCCAACTTCATTGCTGATATTTAGTTTTGTTTTTAAGTACAAATTTGTAGCGTTACCTTGAGGGTCCAAATCTACTAGTAAAGTCTTAAAATCACGATTGCTAAGTTCTAAAGCAACCATTGTAGAATTACTAGTTTTTCCTACCCCACCTTTAAAATTGCCAAAAGTAATAACTTGAGTCATGTTGTTCTAGCCTCCATTTCTGTTTATAATTATAGCACTACATAGTTCTGTATGTCAATAGTGCTGTAGTGCTGTAGTGCTGTAGTGCTGTAGTGCTATACAGAATATTAAAAATGTGATGTTATCCCCGATATATCAAGGCCCTACAACACTACATAGTGCAGTAGCCTTATAGTGCAGTAGCCTTATAGTGCAGTAGTTCTAGCACACTTTAGTGCCGTAGTGCTATACAAATAAAAGTTGACACTTGCCTAATAAGGCGTTACAATATCCTTGTATTAAAAAAGGCCTAGCAATTAAGCCGGGCCTAAAACAACTGCATATACAAAAGAAGCCCCGCGACCTCTTACTTTCGCGGGAACCACACTAATCATGTATTAATTGTACGGTCTAGGCTCTTAAATTGCAAGTCTTGACATTCAATTGCTTCTTCTGAACCACGGGGGAGCCAATCCCCGTTGCTAGGTGGTAACATTCTAGCCAAGCCAACTAATCTTACCTTTCGAGGACTGACAGCCGGTTAGTGGAGCTAATGAAACAAGTAGACAGGTCAAGTGAGGGCCACCGCTATAAACTCCCACTAGGTATTGCCTTGTACTTGCATTCAGGGCAGTGTCGAACGGTTGTCTCACGTACGAGACGGGTGGTAAAACGGTGTGAAAGCATGGAACTACCCACTAAGGCCAGTAGTCCAAACAAATAAAAATACATGATTGCTGGCGCCTAATAAGGGCGTTTTTTTTATTAGGTTAAATTAGTAATGCTGATTTACAAGGTGAGTAGATTACAATGCAAGTGTTTAAAACGATGGTGATTCGTATTGAACGATTAACAATTGTCTCTTCGCAAAACAAGGGACAAACTGTGTCACTCCGGCTCAAACATTTGAACGGTCAGCAAGCCCAATAAGTCAACTAAATTGAATAAATAGAACAGTAAAATCACAAGCCAGCTAACTAGGTCAGTTTAAGAAAATTTCACAAAGTCTAAATCCCATCAAAACAGGCTTTGAATAACCTAGCATAATCCAGCCTAATTTCACAAAGTCAGCTAAACTGGCTAAATCAAACAGTGAGTTGTCTATAAACACTGCTACAACAGGCATAACTAGACTTCACAAAGTTTAGCTTTTATTAATGGGGATTATGTTAACTAGCCTTAAATTAGAGCAAAATAAAAGGCCTAGCAATTAAGCTAGACCCATTTAATTTATTTAGCTTTGTCATCTACACTGATTTTAGCGCTAGTTGAGCCAACATTAGAAACGCTCGCACTAGTTGGTTCTTTATCAGCTTCGTCAGCAACCTTATTAGCTGCTGCTTCAACTTGGCTTTCCTCGTCACTTTTAACTGTCGGTGCTGTCACTATTTCAACGTCTGTAATTACACCTAGCATACCTAGAATGGTCAGTACCGTGTTAATCACGGCTACAATGCTCGCCCAGTCACCAGTAAACTTGATACCGAACATGGCAAAGATTTGTTGAATTAAAACAATCACCAGTGAAATAATCCCGGCAATCAACCGCCCATTCAACGACCCATCAGCATTCTTTAAACTAATTTTTTTCATAATATCCTCCTATAAAAACTTTTCAGCAACGTATACTAGCAACGTAACTAGAACGCCACTAACTAAGACCCCTATCAACCAATTTTGAATAGTTGTCACGCGACCAATTTGATGACTGGCTTCGATTGACTTGGCTAGTGCCTTATCAGCCTTGTCACCAATGTCGTCAACCTGATTAAGCTTATCTTCAATGTTATCCACTTTAGCTTTGGTAGCGGCCACGTCCTTTTGAATGTCCATTAATAACTTTGTTGTGTCGTCATATTGTGCCATTATCTCACCACCAATCGCTGGCCGGGATAGATAGTGGTATAAATTGACTTGCCGTTTTGGCTAGCTAATGTAGTCATACTTAGGCCGTTGTGCCGAGCGATTGACCACCAGCTGTCGCCAGACTTGACTGTGTAATACGTATGACTAACCAGATGACCAGTAACTCGCTTCCCGTAAGCTGGACCGTTGGTGACGCCTAGCTTGATAAAGCCGTATAGGCCGTTTGAACGGGTGTAACGTGCCCATACATAGTCGTGTTCAATAATGACCGCATTGTAAGTCACACTTTCACCCTTGTAATAGGTAGCCACTTGGCTAACTTTGTCGCTATCCGTGTAACGAACAGCTAGTGTCCGGTTAGGATAGAACATCCCTCGCTGGTTGTATTTAACGACCTTAAAGGTGGCATTCTTAGTTGCCTGTTTATGAGCCTGATT